TAAACGCTGTAGCAGTAGGAGAACCAGGACTACCTACTTTTCTCATACGTTCACCAGAACCTGCTTTAATGCGTTTACGTTTAGCATGAATGTTTGCGTATAATCCTTTAGGCATTACCATTTCTCCTTATTAGCCCAGTATGCTGCTGACATCTTACCTTTAGATATATTCTTAGCGTGTCTCGCTTTAAATGATTTACGTCTAGCTTTTTCTGATGCTGTCTTAGGAGACTTACCTGCACCTGACACACCTTGCTGACCAAACCTTATAGTCTTAACCTTGTCACCTTCCTTAGCCACAACAACGTGTGACTTAGTAGGATGGTTAGGTGTACGTTTAGGTTTGTTAAACCCTGATACACCTGCTCTTTTTAATCTAGGATCCGCTGCCATTGTATACCTCTAACAATTTAACTCTAACCTTTAAATCATGAAACTGTTCTAGCATCTCTTCTTTAAGTTCCTGTCTAGCAAAAGCATTACCAGGACTAGGAATGATCTGACCTTGTGGGTCTACTAGCATCATCATGTTAGCTTGCAACAGTTGTATATCACCTCTTAGATCATTGACGTTACTAATAACCCACCACATCGCAGCAAGCATTACTGGTATGATTCCAGCAAGTAACGTAGCTAGATCAAAGTTCTTCATTAATCTGCTGGCTCTGGTGTGTTGCCCTCAGCCAACCACGCTAAGTATTCTTGATAGTCTGTGTTGGCTTCGTCAAATGGTATGTAAGCGTTGTCTGCTATGCGAATAACATTATCTCCCTCGTTAGGAATAATAGTATCTGTAGTTATGTCATATTTATTAGTTTGTTTATACATTTTATAACTCTGCTGTTAATTTAAGTTCAGAAACATAAGTGGCAGAAGTAGTAAATTGATAAGATACAGAATCAGTAGAGATGTAAGTTGCATTTGGTGTCCCTGTACCACTTTTTACAATTGTAGGATTAGCTCTCATTTCTGTTCGATACTGAACTGTTGACCACCAGTTACCAGAGTTGTACTGTGCTGAAACCCATAAGTTGTTTGCATTTTTACCAACTTCTTGATAATACCTCTGACACAACTGCAACTCAGTCGTATACGGTCTATGCTCAAACTCAGTGGCTGACTCACCAACCTCTAGCTGGACTCCTGTGATGTTGATGTAGTTAGATGTAGAGTCTGCTAGTGCTAGAGTACCGTTAGCGTTTCTGTTTGCTGCCGAATTAGATTGCCATGTTGTTGGTGATGTACCACTACTCCATGTCGTGCCTGAGTCAAACCACCATTCAATCATCAAAGATAAATTATTATCGTTATCAAACGCACCTGTAGTATCACCAACAAAAGTAATAGTTTTCTTTTCCCAAGTAGCAGAACTATTAATTGTTACTGTTCCACTAACAAATCTATCGTTATCATTATCATAAAGATTTACTTGCATATTGCCAGTCTTATTAGATTTTATCCAAAAAGATAATGTAACTTTTTTAGCAGATGTAGTACCTTTGGCTAAATGTTGTAAAAACTGTCCTTCTATTCTATGTTGAAGAATGACTCTATCACCTGCTGCTGGACTAGCATCTGCTGTTGTGCAAGAAAGTTTAAATGAATTAGCAAATTCATCAGGAGCGTCAGTTGATTGTTCTCCTGTCCAAGTTCCCATTGTGTCGGTATAAAAGAAAAATCTATCACAAGCAAGATAACCATTAGTAGTAACTCCAGTTGTGCTAGTACCACGCTGTGCAATCTGCATCGCACCGTTAATGATTAAGTTCTTACCAACTACGTTAGCTGAGTTAGGCGTGACTCCATTGATGGTTGTTGTGTTGCCTGCGTTAGCATCTGTAATTGCATTGACTGCGATTGTACTCATGTCTTAGGATACCTTTCTTTAACTGCTTGAATCTGTGCAGCCATGTCCTCAGGAAACACACCAGCACGATACAGTGCGTCTAACTGGTCACCTATTGCTGGATACTCAGATGCTCTACTAAACTTGTATGCGTCAGGATCAACCCATGCGTTAACTGCATCTAAATCAATCTCAACTGAGTTACCGTTAGCGTCTATTGCACCAGTAGCACCAATGCTAACAACATTAGAATATAAGGCATATACTGCTTTATGGTTCATTGTGCTATCTCCCAAACAGTTAAACTAACTCTTCCACTAGATCCTGTATAATTTAAATAGCTATTACCATTTATATAAGTTGTTCCAGATCCAGCATTTATTCCTGCTCTTACCGAAATAGTCCTAGTGTTTGAATTTGTTAACGTCCAACTTTCGTTAAGAGTTCTGTACGCAGCGTTATACGAATTATTAAAAAGGTTATAACGCCAAGTGCCTGAATTTGCGCTAATGAATGTGCTTCCATCCCATAACGCTAACCATGTAACATCACCAAAGTTACTTTCTTCATGTACTGAAATAGAGCTAGTTTGTGCTAATAAAACACTATTAGAGCGTTGAGGCGTAAAACTTATAGAAAAAACTTCAGCACCTTTTGTAATTGTAGAAGGCGCACCTTGTGTAGTTGTTGTAATTAAACCATCTGTAGTAGTTGATGCAACTTGCAGCACACTACCTGCTGGAAAGTCTGCATTGCTACCACTAGTCAGCACAGTGCCAGCAACATCAGGTAACGTCAGCGTCCTATCTGTATTGCTATTAGGGGCAGCAATGGTAAAGTCACCTGTCCCACTAGCATCTCCCTGAATAACAACTCTACTCATTACATATTCTCCACAACAGTTTTAAGTGCGTCTACATCCGCAGCAGCATCGATGTCAGTCTGGACTGTCTCGTACTTAGTCCTGATGGCAGCCCTAGCAGTCTCAGCAGCATCTGCATCAGCACCGGGGATCTGCTTAGATATAACTTCATCATGTGGCTCAAACTCTTCAGCACGTTTAGCTCTACGCATATCATGTGCAATAGTTTTAGCTTTAGTTAAGTTAGTTACAATCGGCATTATGAATACTCCCAAGCATTTCTAAAAGTTCTATCACCAGGGATGTCAGCTACATTAACAATCTGATACTCCTTGCCAGTAGGCACATCCTTTTCTGCGATCTGTTCTATTGTTAATCCACAATTAGGAGCAGGTACTATGACTGCAACTCCTCCGTCATCTGTGGGATATATAATTCTCTTATCCATTATTGCTCCTTGTTAAATATTCATAGAACCAACTGTAATTCCGCCAGTATCAACGTATGCTGAACCTGTGTAAAACCTAACTTCATAGCTAGTGCTAGTTTTGTTTTGCGCCCAATATTGATTAATATTGTTATTGTTTGATCCTATAAAAATAGGATAGTTAGTATCACCGTAATTATCATTTAAGTTAACAGTATAAATACCTGTTCCCGAATCTACGACAGAACTAGTATTAAAAGAATCAAAAATAGAAACAGTACCAACACCGTTAAAATTAACCCATTGTTTAAATGTTCCATTAATCACATTAGTGACCGCAGTAGACTCTGTGTCTAACTCGTCAGCTATTGTTGTTGTCTTTACTTTTCCTGTTTTAAGTGTACTCATTTGATTTACCTATTAGCGGAATACTGAAATACAAACAATATCAGGATCATTTCCAACACCCGTTGTACTTCTAAATGTTCTAATTCTTACTAAAGATGCGGTTTGTGTGGTTGAACGACTTATTTCCATCACAAAAGCATTTAAACCTGACGGTGAATTTGTAAGCCCATTAACTGCATAATTCGCATCAGACATTGCAGTCGTAAAGTTGACCGTATAATCACCCGTGCCATTATCAGTAACGCTACTGACATTCCCAGATGCTCTAATCATACTAGCTGCTGCTTGTGTACCATCGAAGTTAACCCACGCCTTAGCTGTATAGACTTCTACGTTGCTGGTGTTCTTGATTGTGTCTACCTTAATTGTACTCATGGCTTAGGATTCTCCGTCTTAACAGCAGCAATAGCATCCTTCCAAGTAGTTGTACCATTCACACTATCCCAGTACTGCATATCGAGTTGCTCTTGTATTGATGGATAAGCAGATGCTCTGTCTCTTGCGTACTGTTTAGCATCGTATTCAGCTTGTAGTCTAATAACCTCAGCATCTATCTCTGCGTCTGTTGGTTGTGTTTGCTCTGTGTCTAACCACTCAAGGACATCACCACGCATTGCCCATTGTGCGTTAGGGCGTAAAGATACAATTGCATCTGATTTTTCAGCAACTCCATCTAAGTTAATCATTGTGCGATCTCCGTAGCTGATAAAAGAACACAGTTTGGATAAACAGTACTTGACGCACCTACGCCAGCACCTCCAATAGTGACTGTTCCAGAATAAGTTTTTGCAAAAATATTATAAGTAACTGTAGAAGTTGTGTTTGGAGAATCAATTATAAACATAGATACGTTTTGCCAAAATGCTGTGTAATAAGCTACACTTCCTGTAAGACCGTTATTAGGATCTCCACTTAAACCTGTTGTTCCATTTCTATAAATATCCATAGCAACGTAATGAGCAGAAGCTAATACTGACGCAGCAAAGTCTATTTTAATTTTACTATTTGCAAATTTAGGCGTAATAGATACTTCAAAACCAGTATCAGTAAGTGTTGACACTGATGCACTAAATTTTGGACGTGCTGTACTGTCGTATGTAACTTGTATTATCTTGCCTTGATTATCAACACCAGCAGTGTTAGCAATCGTGTCAACTCTTAGCGTACTCATAAGATCACCCAGTTCCCACCAGATGCTACAGTTACTGTAACGCCAGTGCTAATCTCTATGTCACCTATGCTTGCAGCATTCTTAGTTGCACCTACTGTGTAGTCTGCATCTATGCTTTGATCGTTCTCTATAAAAGGCACAGTGGTATAAACTCCAGGAGTCTGTATACCAGTAGTACCGTTAAGTATCATTGCCATTTATAACACCACCCATCTTGAGCCACTAGGGACTGTTACTGAAACACCACTATTAACTGTTAGCGGTCCTGTAGACATTGCGTTTGTACTTGCTGTAATAGAATAACTTGTGGTTATTGTCTGACCATTTTCATAAAAGATTGCATCAGAACCACCACCACTAGCACCGCCACCGCCACCAATAGCTCCCCAAGCAGAACCATCGTAGCCCTCAAAAGAAGTATCAGTAGTATTGAATCGTAAGTAACCAGCACTAGGTGAACCATCACGTTGTGCTGTAGTACCGCTAGGAACCTCAGCAGAGCCTGTAGCAGACGTTTTAGTAACGTAAGTACCTAGATCACTAATCTGTGATTCTGTAAGACTGAGAGCAGCCTGATGCTGTGTGACAGAGCTTTGTGTGATGTTTGCGTCTGGTACGTTAGCCCATGTAACTGCAGACGTAAGATCGTTAGTTTCTGTGAATGATGTTAAGTAACCTGCATCGTTAGTTAATGTAGATACATTGTCACCAGGTTGTGTAGCACTATCAGCTAATGTTCCTTGAGCAGCAGTAGCATAGTCTGTTGAATCAAATGCTTTAACTTGTGCTAGGTTAGTAACTTCACTATCCATTAACGCACCAGCAGCAGTAACATTAGTTGCATCTGTTACATCAGCACTAGCTTCTATATTAGCTAACTTAGTTTCTTCAGCAGTTGTGTAGGATGCTGTAGTAGCATCAAGTACAGCAGAGTGTGCTTGTACGTCAGTACCAATAGTTAAACCAAGATTAGCTCTTGATGTTAATGCACTAGCAACATCAGATAAGTTATTAGCTTGGAGTAAAACACCAGCAGCAGATACATAAGCAGCTACCCAAGCAGAACCAGTGTAAACATTCATAACACCTGATGTAGTGTTAAAGTATAATGCTCCAGCAACTAAAGCGTCACCGTCATTATCTAGTGTAGGATCAGATGCCTTAGCACCCAAGTATTTATCATCAAAGTTATCAAAAGCAGCCAGTGCTGCAGCAGCTTCAGCAGCAGCCGTAGCAGCCGATGTAGCAGCATTTGCTTCACTCGTAGCTGAGTTAGTCTCTGATGTTGCAGCGTTAGTTGCAGATGTAGCTGCAGCCGTTGCAGAAATAGCTGCATTAGCAGCAGAAGTTCCTGCGTTAGTTTCTGATGTGCTTGCGTTTGTCTCAGATGTTGCAGCAGCTAGTGCAGATGCAGCAGCATTAGTTTCTGAAGTAGAAGCTGACGTTGCATCAGCATCAGCAGAAGTTGCTGAGGTAGCAGCAGAAGTGGCAGAAGAGGCAGCAGCAGTAGCGGAAGCAGCAGCTTCAGCAGCCTTTGTAGAAGCTACACTAGCTTCATTAGCAGCATCTGTAGTTGCGTCTCCTGGTCCTCCTGCTCCTCTAAATATAGCCATTATACGTCCTTACTTAGTTGCAATGTACATCGTGACTTCAAAACCAAATCTCATCTCAGTGTATTCAGGCTTAGTCCACATAGTGTTTCCTTTGTCGTAGTTTTAGTAGCTCTTGTTTTTTGTGATTATCTAATTCACGCTTACGGCAGAAGTCTTGCCAAGTCATAACACCCTCCAATAAAGAAAGATGCGTTCCTTCGGTTTCCCTACTTCCGTCCTAATGGATGAACGAGAATAATAAGACTCCCCAAGCCTTATGAGCCTGGGGAGTTATCTGCTTAATTAAGCAGGAACAGCTAGAGCAACAGCAGAGCTATCACGCAACTCAGCTACACCGTAAAGCATATCTGATGTGAATAGCGTACCGAGGTACTCTTGCTTGTACTGGGTCTGAGAACGTACGCCCATCTGCTCAGCAAGAACAAAAGCGTCCTTGTGTGCAAGTAGACAAATACGGTCAGTACCTGAGTTACCAGCAGCCGTATCAGCATTAGTTGATACATACGACATTACACCGTATAAATCACCAATCATACCGTTACGGATTGTGTTTGCTGAACCAACATCACCAACAAACGCTTGCTCAGTGAATCTAGCTAGACCCATAAGAGTGTTACGAGTTGTTGGAGGAACGATCATGCAACGATCAGTCATTGGTACATCAGCATCATCGAGTCGCTGGATAGAACGTCTGATAGCAGCATCAGTTAACGCAGCAGCGTTAGATGTTGTGCTGTTATAAACAGTAGTACCGTTAGAACCAATGAATGCGTTAGTTGTTGTAGATGATGTAGAGTAGTCAGTACCTGAGCCAACTGCTCGACCAAGCTGAATCAAGTCAGTATCAACTTGCTTAGCAAGAGCGTAACCAGCGTCATCAGTGTAGAACTTTCGTAGAGAAGCAAGAGCTTGTGTCTCAACGATGTCCTCAATCAAACGTGAGTACTCGTAGTGCTTGTTGATAAGAACTTGAATTTCTGTTTCAGTTGCTGCAATCAGTGTAACCTGAGTTGAAGCTGCTTTAACAGATGCAGAACCACGAGTAGGCTTTGGGATATGAAGCGTGTCACCCTTCTTACCTTTAAAAGCCATCTTGCTAAACATATTAGCAGCAACAAGATTTTGCTTGTAAGCTGCAATAATTTCGTCACTCCAAATCTCTGGGATAAATTTATCCGCAGTGGTCTTGGTGACATGATTAGTACCTAGTGCCATTTTTTATTTCCTTTCAATTATTTGACACGTCCCTCCGCATAGGCAGCCATAATTTCATCTGACATAGCTTCGTAACGTGCAGGATCGCGTAAACGTAAGTTAATTAGATCAGCCCTTCGATAAGTTTTTCGTGAAGACGGTGCAGGTGAACCAGTATCTACTGTAGCTGCTTTTAAAGTTTTACTTCTTTCTTTTTTAGATTCTTCTGCAATATTTAAATCAGCAGTTTGTTCTTTAGGTTTTAAAGCGTTCCATGTAGTAAAGATTTCTGCAGCAGAATCGTAATCGTAATTACTATTTGCTTCAGATAATAACCTTATTCTAATTGGCGATGCTTTAATCCATTCAACAAAATTACTATCAGTTAATGTTTGCTCATAATCTGGAAAGTTAGTTTGTAACTTTTCAAGCACCTGCTGTTGTTTATAAGACTGAGCTTGCTGCTTAGCCTCCGCAATAGCAGGATGTTTGTTTACAGTTTCATTAATTACACTTGCAGGATCTTCATATAATCTTGAAGCTAAATCTGTTTCTTCTTTTGGGGTTTCAACGGCTTTCTTTTCTTCGAGTTGTCGTTTCAAAAGTTCGTCAGCTAGTCTTCTAACTTCGCCAACTTCTTGAGCTTGTTTACCAATTAACTTTTCAGCTTCTTGGTGCATCTTAACAATGTCTTCAACAGACTTGCCTTGATACTTGTTAGGTATAACAACTTCAGGTTTTTCCTCTGCAGCTTCTACTGCTTCTGGTTCCTGTTGTTCGTCTTGACCTAACTCTTCAACTTCATTAAACTCAATCTCTTCCTCTAACGGTTCTTCAAATTTAGCCATATAGTCTCCTGTCACGCTTGTGATTTTAGGAATTAAAAAATATCACCAGACGCTAACCCTCTCTGCGCTTGTTGGCGATTCTTGTTGCTTCTTCGTGCTTCCTAGCCCAAGCATCGGCAGCAGTCGGGAAGTCTCCAGTGACTCCTTCTAGTGCAATGCGTGGTGCTGAGATAACTCGAAGTGACATACACTGACAAGTAGGACACTCAATAGCGTTTACCTCCTCATCAATATAACTCTCAGTAGTGTGACCTTCGCCACACTTAAATTCAAATATCCTCTTCATTGTTCAGTTGCTCCCATGCTTCCTCAGAAAGTTTCTTGAGAGTTCTAATCCAATGTAGAACATCTAATTGTCCTTTACGAAAGTTTAAATCTTCAAGGCTTTGTGTAGCCATCAGATTATTTCTTTCGTCAATCATTACTTCAACATCTGCCAACAAATCTTTGTAACCTTTTGTTGACATCATGTCAAACCTTGCTTCATAATACTCTTGGAGTTCTTTATCCAAACTGGAGTTCTCCTGTAATGGTTTTAATAGTGCTCCGACTATAACATATTTTTAGTTATTTGTCAAGCGTTATTTTGTCTCATTTGTTGTTCTACTATTTTTTCATTAGAGTCTATTTCTCTTTCTTTAAGAATCATTTCAGCAGCTTTAACACGTTTATCAAACTCATTTTTATCACGAGTATTGATATTAGCTGATAGGCTTCTAACTAAATCAGCTTTAACTTTATCATCAAGTAACGATGCTTCTACTAATAGTTTCTGTGTTCTAGCTTGTGCTTCTTGTGCGTCAGCAGCAGACTCTTGCGCCCTAGCATTTAACTCATTAGCCTGAGCCTGTACTAGACCCATCTGTAACTGCTGTGCCTGTTGTTGCATCTCTTGAGCTTGTGGATCAGGTTGTGACATCTGATCTAATTGCATAACGAGTTGTTCTTTGTTTAACAAACTAGATGTTTCAACAATGCTCCTTAGAAGTATAGGCACAATAGGTGAGTTAGGTCCAAGCGTTTGCATCAAACCAATAAGCTGCTGTTGCTCATGTTCTTTAGTAATAGCACCAATAGAAGACAACGTAGTAAACTTAAAGTCTTGCATTGGGTAACGGTCAGGATCAAACTGCATATAACGATACGCAACCTTCTTGACCATTGGTATGATGAAGTCATCCTGAAACGATGCCATTGCCACACGATTCTTCTTGACAATAGCAGACATAGCTAACGACATACCCATACCGTTGTTTTGCCCTCCACCTCCTGCTGCACTCTTGACCAACTCTGCCGAGTCTAGTGTGCCTGTTGCTTGCAGCAGCATTGCTTCAAAACCTTTTGCTGTTTCATAGTTAGAAGCATCCGTACTTCCGAATTTAAACGGTTGTAAGATTTCTGCAGGGTTTCCATTAGTTAGGATGTTTTTACCAGGTCTAACTTCGAACTTCATACCTCTCGGTAATCTTGTCGCATCGATACCCATCATAGGCGCAGTAGTTAACGCCAGAGAGTCCATATGAGAGCGTAGCTGAGCATCAATAGCTTTCTGCATATTGTACCCCTTCTCAACCGTTCCAACGCCATAGAAGCGTCCTGGACGTACCTCAGGTCTATATGCAATGATAGGTCTGTCTTCCATCATATACGGACTACGTTCTGCTTTTAGTAGTGTACCGTCATTAGCAATAACAACGATTGCTTCTACTAAACCAGATAGACGGTCTGCAGATGATTCATCAGGGAATAAGTCTACAACCTCTTCACCTTCTTCTTCTACTTCTTCTAGGTATTCCTGTGGTACTAAACCATAGTAACGTATGATCTTAACCTTATCGTCTTCATAAGTAGTAGCCTCAACATGACTAGGATCTAAATCGTCTCCTTCGTAATGAGGTTCAATATCTACCTTACGGTAAACACCAGACTCAATACCTTGAACAATCTGATACATACTGACGTACTCTTCTACTGCAACACCCATTGAATCATCAATAGCGTCAGCATTAGGATCAATCAGTAAGTTTCTAGGATTAACAGGCTTGACTTTTACTGTAACTTTTTCCTGCTCGGTAACACCAACAGCAGCCATATTTTGTTGATCAGGCATAGGCTGTGTTGTAGGTATACGTTCCATTTCAGTCTTAACTAAAATTTCTCCTACACCAGTACCGTAGATTTCTGCTAACTTAACGATAGAACTGACGTTATTGATATATGCATTATTGTGCGTATCTTCTAACAGAAGAGTTTGCATTACTTCGACATCAGTTCTATTTTCGTCTAAACCGTCATCTGTTACTTCGAACAGTTTTCCGGATCCAGCAAAGCCTTCCATAGTTTCCGCAACCCGGTTATCAACAGCTTGACGGGTAGCAGGACTAATGATTTTACTACGCTCACTGTCCCTTGTACG